GACCTGATGGGCCTGCTCAAGAACGAGTACCTCATCAACGCGGCCTGGTTCACCCGGCGCTCGGTCATCACCGCGATCCGCAAGTTCAAGGATGGCCAGAACAACTACCTCTGGCAACCCTCGTTCATTGCAGGCCAGCCGGAGACGATCATGGGCTATCCGGTCATCCGGATGGAGGACATGCCGGCTCTGGCTTCGGACAGCCTTTCGCTCGGCTTTGGCGACCTGAAGCAGGCATATCAGATCGTCGATCGGCAGGGCATCCGCGTCCTGCGCGACAATCTGACGTCCAAGCCCTACGTCAAGTTCTACACGACGAAGCGGACGGGCGGCGGCATCGTGAACTACGAAGCCATCAAGCTGATGAAGTTCGGCACCTCCTGATCTCCTGCATTGACCGGCGGCTAAACCCCGCCGGTCACCTTCTTGCATCTCCCTCAATCCAATCGAAAGGAACGCTTCAATGCGTGACATCATGAATGGGCTGGACCTCAAGCGAGCGATTTCGCCGCAGGCCGCCCGCACCGACAATACCGCGATCGTTTCGTCCGTGGCCGATCTCAAGGGCTACGACGGCTGCATGCTCGCCATCAATATCGGCGCGAATACCGACGCTACGGTGACCTTCGCGGTTCTCATCGAGGACAGCGATAACAACTCAGACTACACTGCCGTCGCGGATGTGTACCTGAACGGAACCGAAGCCTTGGCGGGCTTCCAGTTCGACGACGACAACGAACTGCGGAAGATCGGCTACACCGGCATCAAGCAATATGTCCGCGCCACGATCACGCCGGCCACCAACGACTCCGGCAACATCTTCCTGTCGGCGGAGTGGGTGCTTCGCCCGCTGCGCTCGCCTGCGGCCAATCCTCCGGCCTGATGATCTGGCGGCGGGCTTCGGCCCGCCGTTTCTCTTGCGCCGGATGTCAGCATGTACCGTCCCGTTCTCGTCACGTCTCCGGCTATCAAGCCCGTCACGCTCACGGAAGCGAAGGCGTGGCTGGACATTGGCTACACCGACAAGGATACGGTGATAACCGGCCTGATCGGCGCGGCCACGGCGCACCTGGACGGGTGGACGGGCATTCTCGGGCGATGTTTGTGCGAACAAACGTGGAGGCAGGACTTCGACGATTTCCGCTCATGTCTGCGTCTCCCGCTGTTCCCTGTGATTTCGATTACGAGCGTGAAGTACACCGACACGGCCGGCGCAGAGCAGACGATTCCGAGCGAGAACTACACGCTCAAGAATGACGATCTCGGGGCGTATGTGGAGTTCACCAGCAGCTATTCGTTCCCATCGCTCAATACAGAATCCGCCGCGGTGCGCGTGACGTATCTGGCCGGCTACGCAGATATTGCTGGGACACCAAAAACGAGTTCTGTCCCGGACGACATCAAGAATGCCATCGCGCTTCTGGTGCGGCATTGGTTCGATAATCCCGGCGCCGTTGTGGTAGGCGTGACGGCCCAGCAGCTTCCGCAAGGTGTTGATGCGTTGCTTGCCAAACATCGAAGGCCCCGTTTCTGATGCAGCGCCGCTACGATCGCCAGATCATCATTCAACGGAAGACCGTGACGCAGTCCGGGTCCGGCGAAGAGATCGATGCCTGGGTCGATATGGTCAAGTGCTTCGCCTTCGTCGCGCCCACGCGCGGGAGTGAGCGCTTCTCGTCACCGGAAAAGGTCGCCGAGCAGGAGGTAACCTTCACGATCCGCTTTCACGAAATTCCGGATGCGTCCCGCCCGCTCGGCCCGGAAGATCGGATCATCTATCCAGTCGATGGAATCGGAGAGAATGCGCAGACACCGGCCACCAACCGGATCTACGACATTGTCAGTCCGGATGAGGTGGGGCGCCAGGTCGATCTGTCGATCAAGACCATTCGCCGCGCGGACGTGACGGCATGACAAAGGACATTCGTCCGGCGCTGCGGGCATATCTGCTGACGGATGCCGGGATAGCGGCAGTCGTTGCGACCCGCATCTACCCGATCAAAATCCCGCAGGGCGTCAACCAGGCCAGCATCGTCTACACGCGCATTTCAGGTCGTGGCGACTATCACATGGGTGGGCCGTCGGGTCTGGCCATGCCACGCTACCAGTTGGACGCATGGGCGCCGAAAGCAGACGACGCAACCGCGCTGGCAAACCTCATCAAGGATCGCATTGACGGCTTCCGGGGCATCATGGGGGCGGGCCCGGTGGCCATCACCGTTCAGGGCGTCTTCATTCTCGACGAGCGAGAGGACTACGACGACACCGTCAAGCTCCATCGGATGAGTCGAGACTACGCGATTGACTTTGAGGAGTTGTGAGGCGTGGCCTTCACCCGGCAGAAGCTCAAGATCGAAGGCCTGAAGGAGTTGAATGAGGCGCTTGAGGACTTCTCCAAGGCGACAGCCGGGAACATCCTGAAGCGATCGGTCGGCACGGCTGGCGCGGTCTTCGCCGAACACGCCATCGCGATCGCACCAAAAGATAAGGGTGTTTTGAAACGAGAGATCAAAGTCGCAAAACCGAAGATCATCACTCCCGGCAAAGCCGCATACGCCCAGGCGATGCGGGAGACGGGAGATAAGGCAGAGGCCGCGGCGGCGGCGCGCGCCGCAAACCGTTCCGCCGGCGGGACTGGGCGCTCCGCCGTGACACATGTCGGGCCGACCAAGAAAGCCGGGCAGGGCATGCTGCAGGAATTCGGGACGGCGCACCACAAAGCCCAGCCATTTATGCGGCCAACATGGGATGCCGACGGTCCGAAGCTGGCGGATGTGATCCGCGACACGCTGGCGGAAGAAATCGACAAGGCCACCAAGCGCGCAGAGCGCAAAGCAGCGCGATTGGCGGCGAAGATCAAGTCCGGAACCTAGTTCTATTCCCCATTCCCGCCGGGGTGATCGCGGGTCTTTCAAAATCTGACATGGAGATACTTCGATGACCCAAGCGGCTATCGGCTACGGCACGCTTTTCAAGATCCGCACCAGCACAGGGCCGGACGTTTATACGACGATCGGTGAGCAGACGAGCGTGACGCCCTTCGGCATTGCGGTCGACAGCATCGATGCGACGCACGAGGAAAGCCCCGGCGCATGGCGCGAATTCATTCCGGGTCTGAAGGACGGCGGCGAGGTTTCGCTCGAACTGCACTACGTTCCGGGTGGGACGGCGGAAGCCACGCTCATGGCCGCCCTCGGCACCACGAAGGTCTGCCGCGTCGTGTTTCCGTCCGGGGCACATGCGGACTTCAGCGCATTCATTACGGAGGTATCTCCGGAAGCGCCGCTCGACGACAAGATGGTGGCCAGCGTGACACTGAAGGTCACCGGCGCCGTCACGGTGAGCGCCGCGGGTGCGCCGACCAACTCGATCCTCCCGGCGATCTCAGGTGCGCTCACTGAAGGCGCGACCCTGACAGCCTACGAAGGTGTCTGGGCGGGCGAGCCGACGTCGTTCACCTATCAGTGGAAGAACGCTGGAGTGAATATCGGCGGAGCGACTGGCAAGACCTACGTCATCCTTGCCGGCGATAGCGGCGATGCCATCACGGTAGCGGTCACCGGTGTGAACTCTGCCGGCAGCGCGACCGCGACCAGCTCACCCGTCACTGCAGCGTAACGGGTGATCGATGGGGAATCCTCACAAGGGCGAAGTATCGTTCGACGCGCTCGGCAAGACCTTCACGATGCGTCTGGGAACCAACGCCAGAGCGTTGGTTGAGGAGCGCATGGGGGTGTCGTGGACATCGCTGATGCGACGGCCCGCTGAAGAATGGCGCGAACGTGACGCGATCGTGATCATGTGGGCAGGCCTTCACCAGCGCCACGCGATGACGGAGGACGAGGTCGGGGACCTCATTGATGCCGTCGGCGCCGAGGAAATCTCGCGACTTCTGCTGAAGGCATTCGGCGTCGCCAATCCGAAGGAGGAGGCTAGCGGCACCCCGCGCCCTCCGAAGAGGCGGGCGCAGACTGGGACTGGGACCGCCTGATTATCGACTGGCTTTCGCTCGGTTACACGA